CCTGACAATCTGGTGGGCAGTGTAAAGCTTCTGATTGATGCATTGAGAGAGTGCGGTATCCTCTATGATGACACGCCAGAGTGTGTTAGCATTCAGGTCAACCAAAAGTGGAGCAAGCAGAAGTGCACACGAATAGCGTTCTACCAGTCCGATTGATACCTTGGAGCATTAGATGACAGACATCAACGTGCCAGATGCTGAGTTTGAAGACACCATGATTGCCAGTTATGCGGCAACCACCAACAGTGTTACATCAACATACCTGACCGCTACAAACAATGCCGGATCAGAGTCCCGAATCCTTGTGCAACTCAAGCTTGCTAAGAGACCCCGCTTCATACCTTTCTTGGGCTCGGCTCCTGATGGCAATGTAGCAAACAATGGATACACATCCGAGTCAGCAATTTCATCAGTTACCGCATTTGCAGCATCACCCGGTCTATACAGCGTGTCTTTGGTGGATCGCACGCTGGACTTTCAAGACCTTGGTTCTGTGACTTACAACAAAGTTACTGCATCTCCAAGCGTTGATTGGACCACTGCTGGTGGTATGGATGATGTTGAATATGGCATTTCTGGTTGCAATTTTGACCAGACTTCTGCCAATCAAGAATATGACATACCTTTGGGTGCAAGGCTTGTACGACACGCGATGTTCAATGAAACTGTGTTGATTATTAAATTTGAATCAGGGGTTCTGACAGTGTTTGCGTCCCAAGAAACAACAGGCGGTAATGAAGTTATCCTTCGGGGGCGATTTACCACCCGTAACCGCGAGAACGGCGTACGTTCACGCAAATTTGCAGTGAGATAATATGGAAAACGAAACACAAGAAACGCCGGCAACCCCGGCACCAGAGTCAGCTGCCCCTTTGCTGGGCAGCCCTGCCCCTGCCAGCTCTTGGCGGGATGGCATCAGTGAAGAGATCGCCGGCCACTCAAGCTTGAGCGACCTGAACAGCGTCGAGGACTTGGCCAAAGCCACCATCCACGCCCAACAGATGGTTGGCGCGGACAAGATTGCCATCCCTACAAAAGAGAGTGAGCAATCTGTCTGGGATGAGGTGTATTCCAAGCTTGGCCGGCCAAGTAACTCTGAAGACTACGAGCTCCCAGAGGGCGCGATCCCACCAGACACCAAGTTCGAGTCTGAAGCCATGGGCCGATTGAAGTCAGAGGCACATCGCCTGGGGCTGAACAAGCAGCAGTTTGCCGGTTTGGCCCGGTACTTGGCCAATCAGAGCGTTGACCACCAGCAGAATCAAGCTGAAATTCGTCAGCAAAGCATGCAAGAGAGCGTCGCACAACTTCAGCAGGAGTTCGGTGCTGCTTACACCCAGAACATTGGGTTCGCTCAGGATGCCGTCAAACGGTTTGGTGGTGAACAATTGGTGCAGGAACTGGATTCGACAGGCATGGGCAACAACCCGGCCTTGGTCAAGGCTTTTGCCCAGATTGGCCGCATGATCGCCGAAGATGAGATCATCGGTGGTGGCGGCGGCCAGTCATTTACCAAGAGCCCTGAGGAAGCCCAGAAAGAAATCCAAGAGTTGCAGCTTGACCCAGAGTTCATGGCGGCGTACATGCAAAGCCATAATCCCGGGCACAAGGCAGCTTTGGATAAAATGCAAAAACTTTACGAACTTGCACACCACGGATCGTAAAGCTATGCTAATGGAGCCGGGTAGCCTTCGGGTCCGGCTGGCACCAAGGAAAGACTTGGGGCACCGACCATCCGGTAGGCGTGTCCTTGACGGGGTAGCACACCAAGTTTCGTTAATCCTTTCATCCTAAATGGAGAAAAGCCTTGTCCGTGCAAATTACGACTGCTTTTGTAGAGCAGTATCGCAACAATGTTGAGCTTCTTGTTCAACAGCGTGGATCGAAGCTTCGTGATCTCGTCAACACTGATACCGCAATCGTCGGTAAGCAGAAGTTCACAGAGCAAATCGGTTCCACCGAGGCGCAAAAGCGTCTCTCTCGTCACAGCGACTCTCCGCTGGTCAACGTTCCTCACCAACGTCGTGCATACAGCATGGCTGATTACGAGTGGGGCGATCTCGTTGACAAGCAAGACAAGCTGCGTATGCTCATTGACCCAACCTCGACCTACGCTCAGGCTGCTGCCTTTGCTATGGGCCGTGCAATGGACGATGTGATCATTGCTGCCGCAACCGGGACTGCCTTTGGCGGTGTCGATGGCACCACTGACTTCATCTTGCCAAGCACCCAAAAGGTTGCCGTTAACTACAACGACATTGACAACTCAGGTGCCGCTGACATTAACTTGTCCGTTGGTAAACTGCGTCGTACCTTGGAAATCTTCCAAGAAAACAATGTCCCAGAAGACGAAGAGAAGATCCTCGTCGTGTCACCAAACCAAATCCACGCTTTGCTCACCCGCAAAGAAACCACCTCTGGTGATTTCAACGCGATCCGTGCACTCGTGGCTGGTGAACTCGACACCTTCTACGGCTTCCGAATCGTCATGTCAAACCGTCTGGCCAAGTCCGGGAACAACCGTACCTGCTTCGCATTCGTGCGTTCTGGTATGGAGCTCGGAGTCGGGCAGGATGTCATGGCTCGTATCGAAGAACGTGCTGATAAAGCGTTCTCGACATACATCTATTACTGCATGACCATTGGTGCAACGCGGTTGGAAGAAGAGAAAGTGGTAGAAATCACTTGCGACGAATCCGACTTCGGTGGTGCTAATGTTGCAACGGTTTGATAGGAGTCTCATCCAATGGCTGATTCAACTCTTTACGGAAACATTGCTAACGATTACTCGGACGGCAATGCTAATGACATCCAGCACGTCTCCCAACAGGGTGGCAAAGTGCGTGTTATCTCTGGCCTTCTGACCTTGGCATCTACTGACGTAGATACCCAAACTGATGGTTCAGAAGATAAGCACCGTATCTGCCGTCTTCCTTCGGCAGCTCGCGTTCACGGTATTTACTTCGCACACGGTGGCGACTTGGATACCAATGGCTCGGCAGAGCTTTCCATGAACGTTGGTCTCCAGGAAACTGATGGCACTCTTCTTGATGAAGATTGCTATGCAGACGGTCTTACGCAGTTCCAAGCTCCAGTGACCAACATGAATACCAACGTTGTTGGTATCATCACTGGTGGCACCAACCCCAACGACTTTCACAAGTTTGCATGGGAACGTGCCGGCAAGACTGCAGATGATGGCAAGCAAATGGACTTGATCCTTGTGGTCAAGGTCGATGCTGCCACCGCTGGTTCTGGAACCGTAGCGTTCCGCGTCGAGTACACGCTCGACTAATTTACCTCCTCCTGTGTCGCTGGGGGCCTCTGGCCCCCGGCGATATTTCCCATGGCTACCGAAATCTCTATTGCAAACCTTGCGTTGATCCGTCTGGGTCAGCAAAAAATCAGTAGCCTGTCTGAAGACAATGCTCGGGCGGAAGCCGTCAGTATTGTCTACGAAGATGCAAGGCGTTCTGTCCTGCGTAGCAGCTCTTGGAACTTTGCCACCAAACGTGCACAGTTGTCCCAAAACGCAACTGGTCCTGCTTTTGCCTACGACTACAGCTACAACCTGCCGGCAGACTTCTTGAAGCTCAAGCGTCTCAACTCGCTGTCCACTGACTTCCGCATTGAAGGTCGTACCTTGGTAAGCAATGAGACACCAATGAAAATTGTCTACATTGCGGACGAGAAAGATGCCAGCTTGTACGACGGCTTGTTCGTCAAAGCAATGTCATATCGAGTGGCAGCTGACGTTGCCAAAGCACTGGTCGGTGATGAGTCTGTGTTCGTCCGTATGGAGCAGGGATACCAAGAGGCCCTGATGGAGGCTCGGGTCACTGACAGCCTTGAGTCGCCGCCTGACGTAAGCCACGACCCGTCCTATCTGGTGGAGTCACGCCTGGTCGATGAGCCATTCAGACGTATTGATAGCGGTGCCTCATGACCGTACGTACGCTTGTCGCAACTAACTTCACCGGCGGTGAGGTCAGCCCGTCAACGTTCTCACGTTCAGATCTGGACAACTACTACAACCTTGCATCAAGCATTGAAAACATGGCGGTCACTGGTGCCGGCACAGTTGAGAAACGAGCCGGTTCAAACTTCGTGCCTAACAGTGCAACTCAAGAGATCAATGCAGTAATTGGTCAGTACCCAAACTCTGTCACCTGTTCGCAGGGTCTTGAGACATGGGCATTCGATGCCGATCAACAGTATGTAATCGCAAACTCATCGCTTGAGCTGCCGCAATTTGACAAAGAGTTGGCAAGTGGGTCAGTTGTAGATTTGCCGAACAATGCAATTCCAGAAGCATCCAATGTTTCGGCCAACGATTACAAGTTCCACAACTACTCAATGGTTTATCGTGATGGTGCCCATGTCAATGGCTGGTACTACGCCCCACGATATGACGGCATCTTGACATACGATACGACGAGCACAGACGGAGATACGGTAGTTGTTGCAGGTTCTGGCAATAACATCCGTAACCTATCAGATGGCGATATAAGCATCGATGGCTTGATAGGTGCCTTTGCGGGTCAAGATTTTTATGGCAACCAGCCCAACTTGACGCATGATCTTACGGCTTCTGGCAATCTTGCGATCCAAAGCTGGCCCTATCCAAGCAACCCACAAGTGGTCATTCGCAAAGGGGATGACACTATTGCTGGAGCATTTGTGCCGGCCGCTGCAAATTTTGTTGACGGCCCATACGTGTTTGCAAACGGAGATGTATCGGACGTAAAGAAATGCTACGTGGTTCATCTGAAACAGCCCGCAGACGGACCCACCGGCCGACCAGAAGGTTGCCCAGACAGAGACATACGTCTTGGAGACGGGCAAGAACTTAACTGGACCGAGCAAGAGGATGTGTATCCGTCTTCGCCTAACGGTGACTTCATCTTGTCAGAAGAACTGAGAGAAAGCTTTATGAAAGGTGGCGGTCTGGCTGAGATCAGGTGGGAGTTCAGCAGGGACCCAAACCACCCCAACAACACCAACCCACCGCTGCAGAATTTGAAAATCGGCAGCCCATTTGCCATTGCCTACAAATCACAAAACGATGATGGTGTTGCCATCACCGCTCGTGCCTCTGGTTACATTGTCGCCAACCCAAGCTATGTAACTACTAATGATGCTGGTGTGGCTGAATTTAAAAGAACTAACTCGGCTATCGTTAGGTGGACAATCCCGCCAAAGAAAATCGATGGCCAGGACGATCAAAAGGACTTCGCATCAAGTGAATGGTTTATCGGTGCAAACGTCAACTCTGGGGTATCAGCATCAACCTTTTTCCAAGGCCGCTGGTTCTTCTCGCTCGTCGATCACCCAAACCGCATCTTTGCAACTCGAACCAACGGATGGGGCAAACAAGAGTTCCCGAACGAGTTCCTTGGAACAAGTTTGTGTGCAGATTTCCCAACCAATGGATTCGAGGAAATCGACTGCGGGTTCTCAGATCGACGGGATGCAGCCGTCATCGTTGACACTGATGGATTGGATATTGCGCTCGATGCAGGGCTGTCTGAGCCCGTGGAGACGTTTGTTGCGGACGAACGGGGACTGCTCGCGTTTACGCGAAGTAACGTCTTCCTCATCCAGGGTGGCGGCGGTGCAGGACTCGCGATCACGCCCACATCTTTCTCCGTAAACCGACAGTCTCGTATCGGATGCGTTGACCGAGTGTCAGCCCAGAGCTTGCAAGATGTAACCTTGTTTTCTGGGCCTGATGGTAAAGGTGTGTACGCGGTTTCATACAACAACAACCGTGAAAAATACACTACTAACGAGGTCAGTATTACTGCTCAACATATGTTCCAACGTGCAGGTGGAACTGTGGTAGAGATGACTAGTGAGAATGTGCCCAAGCCAAAAATCACAATGATTCAACGAGATGGTGGGGTTGTAACGTTCTATTACAACCCAAACACTAGGGTAAACGCATTTACAAGAGAAACTTTTGCCTTGCAGAATAACACTGCAACGAGAATCAAATCGTTGGCCACAGCTTATGAAACTCGTACCAACTTCCAATATCGTCTGCTCAGTAAAAATATTGATTCGCCAATCACTCAGTTTTTTATTACAAGAGCTTCGGTACTGGATGACTATGACAACCAAATTACTCAGTCTGATTTCTCGGCAAAGACAGTAACTGAGCCTACGCATTTCTTAGATTTTGCTGATCGGACAGAACTGCAACCCGGTGTATTGCCATCAAGCGTCACACTAGAGCCAGAGTTCTTCAAGTTTTTGACAGGCATTGCAGCATGCGTCTACGACCAGTCAACGCGAACCTATCAGGTGGCCACAGGGTTGTCTGCTGATGCCGATGGAGTCGTGACCTTGCCATCTACTTTGACTGCCCCAGTAGGAAAGGGCAGGCTGTTTGTGGGCTTCCCGTACACTGCAAAGGTAGTCACTGCACCTATCCAAAACCTTACAGGTGCGGTGCGACGTGGCGCAGCTGACCACTCAATCCAGAAAAGAATTGTCAAGGCGTTCCTGCGGCTTGTAAACTCATCAGGTGGCAAGTGCGGCCAGGACTCAACCAGTGCACTGCTCTACAGAAGGCCAAGCGATAGCATGAGTAAGCTAACACCAGAGTTCACAGGGGTTATTGAACACAGCGTTGCTGGATCCAGCAGCGACTCCCCTACCTTGACTATCGAACATGAGGAGCCGTTGCGGTTTGAAGTTGGCTCAGTCGCAATGCAGATTGATGCTGGAGGGGTGAGCTAATGGGTGTTGGAATTCTGTCAGCAGGTGCACTTGGTGGCGATGATTATTACGCTGGCCGGCTTGGTTTTGAAAGTGCAGGGGACTACTCACGATATGTTTCTGGGCAACTGCCTGCAGTAGATAGCGTTGTCGGTGCTCAGAGACCTAACGACACTGGCCTTAGTGCGCACTTGGCACAGATGGGTATCAACCTTGCCACCTCTGGCGACGCTGTTGTTGCAAAGAACGTGTTTGGGACCGGGCAAGACGTAAACATGACAGCTTTGGGAATGGGCGTAAGCAAGCTTTTCCAGGGCACCCTTGAGAAAGAAGCGTCAAAAGCCACTCTTGCAGCTGGCCGGTCTAATGCCGACATGATTAGGCGTAAAGCCACGTTACAAAAGCTAATGGACAGTCGTACCCAAAAAATTATTGCAGCCAAGGCTAGAGCTGGTGCGATTGCAAGTGGAGTTTCAGCTCAAGTCGGCGGGGTCAGTCAAGTGATTGCTGCAGATGCGGGTCAGGCTGCGTTCATGGAAGATTACAAGTACTTTACTTCCGAGTATCAAGCCAGAATTGTTATGGCAGATGCGCAAAACCAAGCGAGACAGCAGGCTATGAGTGCTGGATTTAACCTGTTGAGCGGGTCAATCCTAACGGCGGCTGCATTCTTATGAAAGAGATTCCAACACAATTCCTGTCAGGACGCGGCGTTAACTTGCCAGACCCTCCCATGACCAGAGGTCCGGGGCAGTTGGCAAACCCTTCCCAAGCTATTAATTCAACTATTTCAATTCTTGGCGACATAACTAAACGCAAAGAAAAAACGCAAGAGGCCCGCGATAAAGCTGTTGCCGAAGCCTACGAAGCGCAGCTAGACGTATATGTTGCTAATGACGGTATTGGGTTTACCGAACTTTTTCAAAATCAATTGAATGCGCTTGAGCAGCCTGAGCAAGGGGAATCTGTGCCGCCTGACCAATGGCTTGGCAAGATGCGAACACTGCGTGACAACCTTGTTGAAAGCGCAACTGTAAGATACTCAGCCACTGACAAGCTGGATGAGGTCTTAACTAAAATTAATTCTGAGTACGAAAGCTACGCAAACAAGGCGCAGACTTCTGCAAAACAACAAATCATTGCGGCAATTGATTTGTCTGCTGGCCAAACTGCAGACAGTTATTCAGACCAAATCAGATCTGGTGAGATAACTCCTGACGAGGCCAAAAGACTCTACACCAACTTTATTAGCAAGCATAGAGCGTTGCTGGGCACACGACTACCAACTATGGTTGAGGATGCTTTTGAAAGCTTTGATGTATCAGAAGTTCAACGAGCCCTTGAGTTGGGAGAGGCACTTAGCGGAGCACCATTGACTTCTACGGCCTTTGAGGTAGCACGAACTAAAGCTCGTAGCTTGCGGGACGGCGATTTGCGTACTGCGATGTTAAGAGAAGTAGATGTGAGGGAAGAGCGTGTATACAAAGTTGCTGTGCCCAAAGCGATAAGAAGTAACCAAGAAGCTGCCGGTGAGATTGCAAAACAAATTTTGTCGCTTACCACTGGAGAATCTTTAAACGCAGAAAACCTTAGAGAAGACCTTGCGGCGATTTCTGAAGGCACACAACAATTGTCTCAGTACCCTGGTATTGATCCTATACCAGAAAGCCAAACGCCAGTTAATGGGTTTTTTGCACCAGTAGTATCTTCTTTCCTCGACAATATTAACACCCAAAGTCGAACTGACAAAGGATTTACAAGAAAGGAATACGAAGGGGCAATAAACAAACTTAAGCACTTCGAGATTGTTTTGTCTGGCAACACAGACGCAACAGCGGTAGAGCTTTTAACAAGAGTCCGAAGGCAAATCAGCGATTTGGGGCAGGATGATGTTAGACGAGACATTGAGTTGAATGAAGCTCTTGACAACACAATGCTTGAAGCGGAACTCGAAGTAAATGATGACGGCACGCCGGCCGAAGAAAGACCTGAAAGAACTATTGCTGACCTTTTGCTAGAAGGTGGACCTGAAGTTCAGGCAGCAACTTTTGAGCGGATGATTGCTGGTAGAACTGACAACTTTGGACAGGCCGCTAAAATTTTTCTAGAAAACGATACAATTCTACCGCCACAACAATTTAACTTTTTGGCATCAAATATTAAAGCTGGCAATCTTTACCACGTTCTAAATATGTACGAGGCCCTGAGGGGGACGGGCGGGGGGCCTTTGCTTCCCAGTAGCCCGGGCTATGACGGGTTTGTGCAACTTAGTGCTCAAATCGGTAACGCACTGGGGCCCGGCATGAAATCTGTTATAGATCTGCTGATTGGCAGTGGTCACGAACCTGATGTTGCAAGTATGTTGAAAAACCCAGAAAGCGTGCAAAGTCTGGTGCGTGCTGCTGAAGTTGTCATGGGTGTTCGCAAGCTAGAAACCCAAGAAGAAATTGCCGGGGTGTTTGCAAACACACCACTGCCCAACCAAGTTGAAGTGACCAGACCAAACGGTGAAAGAGTAACTTTAACAATTGATCCCAAATACCGAACAAGCTTCAAGCCGCAGATCATGGATGTTGACGGTACTGTGGGATTCGTAGACCAATTATTTAGAGGTCAAACAAACCAAGATGCACGAGCGGCATACATGCGAATCGATGCCAAAGTCATGGGCTCAAGAAGAGATTACTTCTATTCACGATTGTCCTACCACTTGGCAAGAAACAGTATGACAATGTCTGCAGGGCCTGCATATGAAGAAGCTTTGGCGGCAGCTGCAAAAGACTCATCTGAAGGATTGGTGTTTGTGCCTTCAATCATGGACACCAAAAGTAACGTGTTCTCTGGGCTAGGCTACTCAAGAGAGTCACGTGGGATTACGATGGAGAGAAGAGGGGTTCAAGGCATGTTTGCCTATGGTATGTCTGGCGCATTTGATGTGGTCGAGCTGTACCCTGAAATGAAAACTGCTGACGGCACGCCAAATCAGGTTTTTAGAGATTTTATCAGGATCAACACAGAGTTGTCTGACGATGGCAAATCTGGAGCATTTAGGTTGGATAAATATCCTCCGTCAAGTGGCATCAATAGAACTGACCATAGACCGGCTTACTCTCGCATGAGAGTAAAGCAAGATTCCAAAGGGCAGTTGTATTCAGTCCCTTACGTTGATATAGAAGGATCAAGCAAATTTGAAGTTCAGCTTAGAGTTATCGAAGGTGAAATGAAGCCAGTTGGTGTGACTCCATCAGATACACGAGGCACACCTGAATTGCGGCCTAACCCCGCGTTCCCACAGTTCGAGTGGCGGCCACAGGACGGGGCTCTAGCTCCAGAAGAAATAGATGTGCAAGGACACCTGCTCGATGCATTCTCGATGGAGGCCCAAGAACGGCTGGGGCCTGGTGCATCTGATACCATGATGCAAATGGAAATAGCACAAATCATCACCGAGCACGGTTGGCCTAATGTGGTGAGTCCAAGATCATGAGTGGATTTTCATACGAAGATCTTCGCGGTTACGCCGATGCTAACGATGCATACGCTCGGCTACGTGAATACATGGACCGTACTGAGGTCACTCCATACGAGCAGGAGATAAACGATGCACGCGATCACGCCATGATTATGCGTGGCGAAGCAGGCACGGTAAATTCTATATTTGGCAAACTGCCCACTAGGCACAGTTTTGTTGGATCTTCTGCCCAACTCGACACTTTGTTTGACGAAAACAGCCCAGACGAACTTGTACGTATGGGCCAAGGTTCTGGCAACGTAAATCCATACGATCCCAATGAGCCTGTCATGCCTTGGGGTACAGCCAAGCGGCGAGGCACTAGCTCTGGCCGGCACATCTTCCAGAGTGTGACTGGTCTGAACGACTATGAAATGTACGAGATGGGGCAAAATGCTGCTCGTGCATGGACCAGAACTGGGTACGAGGTCCTTGACCCTTTGATGGGGGTCCTTGCCATGCTGGAGTTTCGCGGGGCGCAGTTTGCTGAACAAGCAACACGAGATGCTGAATCTCTCGAAGAAGCTACTGCTCCTTCCCCTGTAAGGCTGGAAGATACGTTTTACTCCAGGTATCGATCTTTGTTCCAAGAACGTCTGCAGAGACGTTTGGCGGAAGACGGAGATCTGCGAGATGCTGATGCCAAAAGCTTGTTGGCTGAAGGAATAAACCTGTTTGTTGATTCTGCTGCAGGGGTTACAACTTTTGCAGGTCATGTGGCACCGTTTCTTTTAGGTCTGCCGGCTGGTGTTGCAACAATGTCTGCATCAGCTTACGACTATGAGTACAACGCGGCTCTTGAAGGTGGGAAAGACGCTGAAGCTGCACACACGGAAGCAGCTGTCCGCTCGTTCCTGCTTGCTACTTTTTTGACTGCTTTCCCTGAAATTGTCAAGAAACCCATGGCTGGCGGTTATGAATACATGAGGTCTATGAGTTGGTTCAGAAACTCATTTGACGCTGCAAGCAAACAACTAGTTCCATTGTTTCAGCGAGGTTCTGTTACCACTGAAGAACTAGTGTCTTTCATGGAGAAAAAATGGTTTGAAAAAACATTCCGTGAGATAGCCAAACGTGGCACGCAAACACCAGTTCGCGTTCGGCGCACCTCGGCAACAGCAGAAGCAGAGATTGTTGATTACATCACTCGTACGCAGGCTCAACGGGGAGTTGCTGTGGCTGCAGGGCAAGTGGGTGCCAGATCTTTTGCTGCCGGTGCAACTGAACGAATACTTGGCGATCTGATCATTGCCGGCATCGACACTATTGCAGGACGAGAAGTAGATCAACTTATTGACGCAGAAGCTGCTTTGCACCAAGGCGGCGTGTTTGCCGGCATGAGCTTGTTCTTGTTTGGTGCAGGACTGCCATTCCAATACAGAGCTGGTCGCCGTGACATGATGGCCAGAGAACAAAAAATCAGTAGCGGTGCAGGCATGCAGGGCACTGCTATCCAAGAGGCTGGAGTGGCTGCTACACAGGATTCTCGGATTGCCGTTACGCCAGAGGGTGTTGCAGCACCAGCAGGGACAAACCCTGACCTTATACAAAGGCGCATGTTCCAACAGGCCACAAGAAGTACGGCATTTAACTTGCAAGAGGCTGACAAGCTTGGCCTGCTGCGGTCACGTAATAGAACGGTTGCCGAAAACTTGCACGCACTGCAGGCTGCAGATGAACCAATGCTCAACAGTGCAATTCAAAATCTTGATGACCTGTTGGGGACTGGGCCGCGTGCGTTGGCCTACAAACCGCAGGAGTTGAAGCACCTAGCTTTGCTCAGGGACTACATGATTGAAGTACGCAACAAGCGGTTTCCAGGCCATGGCGTACGCAAAGTAGAGCCCACCATCAACAGCATTCTGTACCCAAACAGCAAAATGAGTCCAGAGGAACTTACTGCCGCAGTAAAGCGTGCAGAAGCTGTGCAGAATCTTATGAGACAAAATCGCCCACAGATGGGTGCCTACCCAGTGCTGCCATCTGCTGAGCAAATCAAAGAAAACCCACAAGCTGCTTTGGCGTCTCTGCTAGAACACCAGCGCAGATTTGGTGGGGTATACCTGTCAGATCAATTTTTCTTTGATTTCGAGGGGCAGAAACCCAAACCAGATAACAAGCCTGCAAAGGCTGATGATGATCCGACTGATCTGCCAGATCCTGTCGATGGGGAACCGGGCTCAGTCGTACCACGGAACCCAGACACAGATTTCGCAGATCCTTTGACTGGAGCACAAGGGGCTCTCTTCCCACTAGGTGGTACAGAACCGCCTGCCAAACCATCTAACTCTGGGTTTGATGACAAAGCAAAAGCAGACCCTGCATACCTAGAGACGGCTGATGCTGTTACAGATACAACGTCAGACCTTGCAGACGGCAGCTACACGGATGCACACAGCCAAGATCCGAGGTTTACTTTAGACAACGTCTTGCGTGATTCACGCATGACAGCTGAATCCACCAGAGAAAACTTTGTAACCCTGGGCAACTCAGACATTTTGCCGGGAGAGCAAGGTAGAAGGCAGACAGATCGCGAACGCAACATCATGCAAGGCACAATGTCTCTGTTTGCGTTTGTAGAGGCTTTTGCAGACGTAATCCTGTCTAAACCTGATGTCATGCGTACTGCAGGTGCAGAAGAGATTGCTGCCATATTTGAGACTTTTAGAAAACGCACGGACGCTGGCGAAAGTATTAGAGCACCTTATTTTACACCGCAGGCAATGATTGCTCGTGATAGAACTGGGGCTTACGGCAATCGAAACTTTGAACGAAATTACATCAACTACTTCCA